TATTACTGTATCATGGTTTATTGATGCAAATAGAGATGCTGTTTATTATTCAATTAATAATGCTGCTCCTCTAAAATCTGCGGCAACTAACCTACCTGATGACGAAGAATTAACAATTTCTTTTGGTATTCAAAATGGTGAGGCTTCTGCTCAAACAATGACAGTTGACTACGTAACTTGCATGATCGAAAGATAGGAGTTAAAAATGTTTGCTCTCAAAAACAAACAATTAACTGCTAGTGGTCAAGTAACAACTAAAGTATCGGCAGGCACTAATACACTTAGTGCTCCAGCTAGAGTTGTTGGATTGAACATTAGATGTGGTGCAACTTTAGGCAGAGTTGATTTAATTGATAATGGTTCAGGTGGAACTGTTAAATTTACAATTCCAACTCCAGCTATAGGTTCAGGCGAGGATGAAATTTTACAAGTTAGTTTTCCAGATCCAGGAATGAGATTTGAAACTGATCTTTACTGTTTCTTCAATCAAGCTACACATGTAGAAGTTTTATATGGCTGATAACCAACCAAAACGAAATAAAAAGAATTTCCGCCCTACTGAAAAGGGGGCGGGAATGACTAGAGCTGGAGTCAAGAAATATAGAGCGATGAACCCTGGTTCTAAATTAAAAACAGCCGTAACAGGCAAAGTTAAAAAAGGATCTAAAGCTGCAAAACGTAGAAAATCTTATTGTGCAAGAAGCGCAGGACAAATGAAACAGTTTCCAAAAGCAGCAGCAAATCCTAAATCAAGATTACGACAAGCAAGAAAACGTTGGAAATGTTAAATGAGAACTCTTTTTTTTATTTTAACTTTTATATTAGTTGTTGGTGCAATAACTAGCGCCAATGGTGCAGATACAAACACGGTGAGTTCTACCGTAGTGACGGATAAAAGTGTGCCTACTGCAAATGCGCCAAGTGTTGTTGTCAACAATTCTGATATTTGTAAAGTAGCAACGTCAGGTGCAATACAAACAAACATACTTGGTATCGCTACAGGAGTAGTAGTGGACGACGAGCTGTGCCAGCTTTTGAAGCTTTCTCGCCAGCTTTATGCGAGTGGCCTTAAAGTTGCCTCAATTTCATTGTTAGCGACAGACGCACGTGTTTTTGATAGTTTAGTTATGGCAGGCACTCCACCTCCATATATGGGCGCTATTGGTAGTGAAGCTTTGGAGAAATGGAAATCAAATCCAGATATGATACCAGAAGGTAGTACTGTATTTAAAGATGATGTTTTAAAGATTAATGTAAATGAGGATGTAAGCGATGGCGAATTCCAGAAGTTTTTATTTTTGGCTATGGCTATGTATATCGGTCTCCCTATCCTTTTCTAGTAAAGCAGTAGACTGTTCAACAGATACAGTTGGATTATGTACGCCGACTATTGAAGAGATAATAGATGAAGTAGTTACAGAAACAATAGAGTATGAAGCAGATGGCTATACTGTAACAACGACAACAGAAACAACGACGACAACAAATACAGTTACTAACGTAGACTCAGGTGATTTATTGGATGGTGATAATGGTTTTGTACAGCCTAGATTTGAAGGTGATATGGATCAGGATTTTGGAGGACAAGGGCCTGCAAACATGCCTTCAGGAAGTGGTTGTTATAATTTAGGCACAGATAAGTGTGCACAAATTACAGGATCGGGCAATAGTACAAGCACAATGGGCGTGGAAGGAATGGGAACCACGTTTGTTAACACAGTAGATATATCTTCACTTGATATAGAAAATGGAGGAAGAACTAACTACACAATTAAAGTTGATAAACGAGATGCACAAGATCGTATCTACATGCACATTACAGGTAAGAACGGAAACACAAATGTATTTAGTGGTACGGATATATTATCAGAATCTGGTGTAGCTAGTGGTTATCAAGAATATGAAAATGGTTTTGATTTTGCAGGCACTATAACAACGTTGATAATCGAAATTGGTGGGCGTGATATCAATATGGCAATTGGCCCGCTCTTTGATGATATTACCATAAACGTACTTTACAATGTAATATCTACAATAGTTCAACAACAGATTACAACAGTAGAAATGTGGATTGCTTACGGCGGTAGCACAGAGACAGAAGTAATAGATATTGTAGAAAATATTATTGATCACAATGATTTTAATGAACAGCCTGGTGGAGAAATAGAAATAGAACCAATACAGGAGCCAGACTCAGACGTTTCTTATGAAATGGTAGAAATGGAAATGGAGATGGAAATGCCTGTTATGGAAATAGAAATACCAGAGATGGAGATGGAAATACCAGAGATGGAAATGGCAAGTGTTGAGACAGAAATAGAAATGGAGATGGAGATGGAGATGGAAATGCCTGAGCCAGAGGTTGAAGTAGAAACACAACCTGAGCCAGAGCCAGAACCAGAAGTAAATGAACCAGAACCTGAGCCAGAACCAGAAGTTTCTGAGCCAGAACAAGAGGAGGTACAAGATGAACCTACTGAAGAAGATACTAAGGAAACTGAACCTACTACGAAAGAGGAGCCTGAGCAGGAAGAAAGCTCACCAGAGGTTGCTAAAGATGAAGATAGCGAAGAAGATATGGAAGAAACAGAGGATAAGGATCAAGACGAGGTAAAAAAAGAAGAGAGTAAAAAAGAAGTCGCAGCTAAAAAAATATTAAAGAAGATGGGTGATAAGGGTAGATATGACTCTGCAAATCAGTTAAAAACATTAATTGTGATGCAAGTATTAGGTAACTCTAAATCATTCTTTGAAGGTCAACAAAGTTTAAATGATATACAAGGATTCTTTACAGATAATGCAATACCTGATGCTGAACTAACAACTAACAACATAGCACAGTACTTTCTATTTGGAGGAAGTGACGTGCTTATGGATGAAATGATAATGCAACAATGGCAGAAGTAAATATAGGAGGCATAACTTTCAAGGGCGGAAAAATGCTCGCAGTGATACTAGCATTGAGTAGTACTGTTGGTGTTTTATATGGCGGTTTTGAGATGTTCAAGAAATTTCAGGATATGTCTGCGCAGATTGAATCTTATGTTGCCCCAGACCTTTCAGCGTTTGATAAGACTATTGCTTTGACTAAAGAAGAAATGAAAAGCAAAACAGATCTAATACAAACAGAAGTTGAAATGATAATGCAAGAAATGGAAATGATGATGTCGGAAATCCGCTTAGTGAGTGATGTGGCAAACGAATTGAAAAACGACCTTCGGCAAGATGTAAGAAGAGTAGAAAAAATTGTCAATGATGTAGAACAACAAGTTAAAGAAGATGCTAGAGATAATTCAAAAGATTTAAAGATTGCAATAGATACTGTTGAAGAAGACATGACAAAATTAAAAACGGACTTAGAAGAAAAAATGAAAGAATTACAAGAGAGTATTGATAAACAAATTAAGTTAACTCTTGCTAACCCACTAGCACAAATGAATAAATAATGAAAATATCAGATAACACAGCGATAAGCATGCCTATGAGAAACCTAATTGGCCTAATCATGGCCATAGGGATTGGGATCTTCGCCTATAGTGATTTGACTCAAAGGCTGACTCAACTTGAGACAGCAAGACAGCTAATGGAGGCCGATTTGTTAAAAAAAGCTGAGCAGACACCTGTAAATCAGGAATTATACATGTTGTTGGAGTTCCTAGCAGGGCAAAATGAGGTCATGGAAAAAGAAATACAATCTATTGAATCAAACAATATAAATATAGATTTTCTAAAAACACAAGTTGAGAAACTACAAAAAGATGTTGAACATGTAAAAGATAAGGTAAGACAAAATGGCGGTGGTTGAAACAGTATTCGCAATGATGATGATAGTCAATGGATCCATGGATGGGTTTATGAAGACAGATGGTTTATCACATTGCCTTAAAGTTAAGAGAGAAAGTGAGCGCAACTTATCAGATAGCAGATCAAATGTTATTCGATATGAATGTGGTCAAGTAGTAGCAGAACTAGAGCCAGACTCAGAAGGTATTCTTAAAATAAAAAAGATTATAGAGCGTAAATAATGGCAGCAAAACTACCAAATAACCAATACTTTACACCTGTCAAAAAAAGAACTAGTATAGGTAATTCTTCACGCAGTAGGCCAAAGAATAAAAACAAACGACGTCAACACGTTAAATATAGAGGTCAAGGTCATGGGTAAATTGTGTCCAAAAGGAAAAGCTGCAGCAAAAAGAAAATATGACGTTTATCCATCAGCTTATGCCAATATGTACGCTTCTGCAGTTTGTTCAGGAAAAGTAAAATCTAAAGCTAATGGAGGGATGCTTGCGTCTAACAGACTTTCACAAAAAAGAAAAAAGGTTTCTCATCTTAACAAAGGTGGTATTGCGAGAGGATGTGGTGCGGTTGCAGAAAACAAACGTAAAAGAACAACAATCACTTAATGGCAAAGAAAGGATTAAGAGCATGGGTCAAAGAGAAGTGGGTGGACATTGGAGCCCCGAAGAAAGACGGAAAATATCAACCTTGTGGAAGGTCAAAGGGGAACAAAAGAAAATACCCGAAATGCGTTCCACTTGCAAAAGCCACACGGATGACAAAGTCGCAAAAGGCGAGTGCTGTCAAACGAAAAAGAGCTGCAGGTAATCCAGGTGGTAAGCCTACAAATGTAAAAACATTTGCAGCTAGTGGAGGTTATATTTCAAAAGAAAGAAGAGCAGGAGCAGCCGTAAGAGGCTTCGATTTTAAAGGTGTATTCTAAAAAAGAAATAACAGATGACGTTCGTAAATGGTCAGAGCATTTTTTAGAAGTTCCCAATAAACATTTAGGTGGTTTTCCAGCATGTCCTTTTGCTAAAAAAACATGGAATGATAACAAAGTTATTATTGAAATAAAAAGAAAATATAAACAATATAAAGCTGAATTAAATGCTCATGTAAAACAATTAGATTTTAAAGTTCATGAAATATTAATATTTTGTGACCCTTACTTTAATTATTCACTTGATGAGTATCAAGAAGTAATAGATTCTTATAATGAGTGGTATAACAAAAAAGATATATTTTTTATGGGATTTCATCCTAAAAATCCAGCTAATGAAGAAGAACAAGAGTTTTTAGTAACACCGACTGGGGAAATGCCAGTCGTTGAAAGTGACCTAGCCTATTCTATGATGCTAGTACAAAAGTTCTCGCAATTACAGGAAGCTTCTGATAAACTACATAAATCTGGGTACTATAAATTGTGGCCTAGAGGGTACTATCAAGACGTTGTGGTATCTAGACAAAAAACCTATAAACGAATATTCGGAGGTCAACATGATGGGTAAGAAAAAAAGAGTAGGAATGATGAAAAAAGGCGGAAAGCCAGTTGTTAAAAAACGTGGTGGTGGAGCCATGGGTCCTAAGAAGAAAAAAGTCACTAAAAAAAGAGGTGGTGGCATGATGGGCGCTAAGAAGAAAAAGGCAAAATAATAAATGCCAACTTATGCATCAACCGCAAACTTTGATCTGTCTATAGACGATATAGCAGAAGAAGCTTTTGAACGTTGCGGTCTTCAAACTCGTAGTGGATATGATATAAAGACCGCTAGGCGTTCTATTAATTTAATGTTAGCTGAATGGGCTAACAGAGGATTAAATCTTTGGACAATTCAAAAACAAGAAAAGGCTTTAGCTGCAACTACAACATCTTTAACAGGCACAAGTTTATTTGGAAGCTCTGCAGATGATTCTCAACAAATAATAGATATTACCGATGTCGTGATTCGTGATTCAAGTAACAATGAATACTCAACAACATCAATTAGTCGTTCTACTTATTTAAATTATACTGTTAAAACAACCAGCGGACGACCAAGTCAATACTACTTTGAGCGTACGATAAACCCAACGCTATTTCTATATCCTGCAGCCGATACAACGTACACTCTAGTATATTATGCTCTTGTTCGGATGAAGGATTCGGGCGCTTACACAAATAACGCTGAGATTCCTTTTCGATTTCTTCCATGTTTAACTGCTGGATTAGCTTATTACATAGCTATGAAAAAAGCGCCAGATAGAATTCAATTATTAAAACAAATTTATGAAGATGAATTTCAACGAGCAGCAGCTCAAGACGGCGAAAGAACAAGTTTATTTTTATCACCTAAAACTTATCTACCAGGAGTTTAATAATGGGCAAATACGCATCTGGTAAATTTGCAAAAAGAATATCAGATAGATCTGGTATGGCTTTTCCTTACAACGAAATGGTTCAAGAGTGGAATGGTTCGTGGGTTCATGTTAGTGAGTTTGAACCTAAACAGCCTCAACTAGACCCTTTACCGATTGTAACAGATCCTCAATCTTTACAATATGCTAGGTCTCAAATAGCTAACTCAAGAGTTTTTGTTGGTGGTGCTACAGGCCCTATAAATGCTGGAAGAACAGTAACCAGACCAACAACTGGTGATGCTGCTTATGATGGTGAGGGATTTGGAACGACAGTAAATCAATTTCAAACATTAGATATGCCTGTTACAAACTTTTATGCAAACGGAGTATCTTATGCCTCTACACAAAAAAGTATGATGCCTTTGAGTGTACAACAACCAAATAAACCTACACAGTTGAATTCTCGCGTAGGTAATGTTACAGTGAGCACGTCATGACCGATTATTCCGATTTAACAGATAACGTAAGAAATTACACAGAAACAAGCACAAATGTTCTTTCTAATACTGTTATTCAACCTTTTATAGAATCAGTTGAAGATAAGATAAGAAGAACAGTAGATTTAAATTATTACAGAAAATACGACACAGCAACACTAACAGTAAATAATGCTTTTTTACCACTTCCCTCTGATTGGGAGGCAACGAGATATATTCAATTAATAGATAGTAACGATGACAGAACTTTCTTGATACAGAAAGATATTTCGTTTATGACTGAATACGCACCAGATAGAACATCTGCAGGTGCTGGAACGCCTAAATATTATGCTGACTGGGACCAAGATACACACTATCTAGCGCCAACCCCGAACGCTGCATTAACTGTAGAGCTCGCATACACGTACAAGCCTGATGGTTTATCAAGTACACAAACATCTACTTGGTTAAGTCAAAATGCTCCAAACGTGCTGTTGTATGGTTGTATTTTAGAAGCACTTGGATACTTGAAAGGTCCAGCGGATATGATACAATACTACGATAAAATGTATAATCAATCTGTACAGGCTCTAGCCACATATGAGATGGGGCGTGACCGTAGAGATGAATTTCGGGACGGCGTTATTCGTATCCCTCTCGAATCAAGGAACCCATAGGAGATTATTATGGCAATTACTCAAGCTGTATGCAACAGTTTCAAAGTGGAAATC